TTTCTGAATATTTTGGGTCAACAAATAAAGATATGAAGATTCAAACCTATGGAAAACGATATTGGGAGCGAATACGCTGGTCCACGATAACTGATCCTGAATATTTAGAGCAAGTTATTGACTATATGGATGGACAGGAACCAAATGATGCCCCAGACTCAATGAGTAGTCTACAGAGACAGTGGCTTCACCCGGAAGATGGTGGAAGTAGATTTGGATATCTATATGCAAAATAGGGAGTGGAAAATGAATGAGAGTGGCAAAATAATCCGGAAAGATGGTTGGGACAATATCTACAAAGGCTATGGTGGGAAACAAGATGTGGCAAAAGAAACCTCTTTTGGTTCTTTCCGGATAATTCCTGATGCTGAGTTGGCGAGTATGTACACCGGAGATGGTTGGGTCAAGAAATTGATAAAAGCACCGGCTGATGATATGACCCGGGCCTGGATTTCTCTGTCAGATGATGGAAATGGTAAAGTTCTAACTTCATTAAACGAGTTAAATGCCAAGCAGGCGTTCAACACGGCCATCAGATGGGCTCGGTTGTTCAGAGGTGGGATAATATGGATGGTTTCTAGCAAAGGCCGTGAGAAGCCCTACAGAGAGAACGAAAAGGTTGATATAAAAATGCTTAAGGTGTTTGCTGCCAGCCAAGTTAGAGTAACAAAATGGGAAGATGGTGTTTCTGATCCAAGTAGGTACGGAGAGCCCGTTCTTTTAGAGGTTACCCCTCCAGGAGAAAAAAATAAACCTTTTATAGTACATGCTACTCAGTGTCTTCTTTTGAAAGGTGATGCCCTTCCCATTGTTAATGATGTAGGTTTCAATGATGTCTTTAATTCTACTTCAGTAGCTGCTGATGAGTATTATTATTGGGGAACTGGTGTTGTTCAGAGTATCTACACTCAGCTGTCCAGGTATGGTACATTTGAGCAGGGGATGGGTAACATTGGGATGGAAATGATTGTTGCCATCTATAAAATCGCTGGTCTTAGGGAAATTCTTCAGTCAGAAGGTGGAACTGAGATAATGGCTAACCGTATGGAAGTCATGAATCAGGCAAAATCTACCCTTAATGCTATTTTTCTGGATGCTGAAGGTGATGAAGACTTTACCAGAAATACTCCTCAGTTAGGTGGTGTCTCTGAGCTATGGGATAAATTTATGATGGTACTTTCCGGAGTAACTGATATCCCGGCAAGTAGATTGTTTGGTAGACAGGCTTCCGGATTAAATAATAAAGGCGAAATGGATGAGAGAAACTATAATGCGTATTTAACTGGGCAGCAGGATTTAAAAATGAAAGCTAACTTGAAAAAGTTACTTGGTCATTTAACTGGTGGGGATGTTCCCTTTACTTTTAATAATCCTTGGGAGCCCAGTCAGATGGAACTGCTTGGAATGAAGAAAACTCAGGCTGAAATAGATCAAATCTATATCACAGCTCGTATTTTAATGGAAACTGAGATTAGACAGTCTCGTTTCGAGGGAGAATACTCTTTTGAAACTGAATTACTTGATAAAGATTTTGATCCTGATGAAGTGGGACCCGATACATCCGAATCTGAAATGACTGGTGTAGAAACCACGCCTGTAGAAGAGGGGAATGTGGAAGATGAAGCCTAAAGACAGTTATCTTTACCCCTATATACTGGAATCAAGATCTAAGTTAAGTGCAAATGCTAGATCTAAGTCCAGTACAATAGGGCGTAGGGTTGTATGGAGATATCCATATACAGAAGAAATTGCTTACAAAGTTTTAGTTTATCAAGCTTTAGAACTGACTGTAATTGATCCAATTTTGGAAGCTGTTTCAAAATATTATACTTCAGCACTGCGTAGAGATTCTGCAACTATACATTTAGATGATTTAAACGATTTAAAGGGCTTTATTGCTCGTATTGGGTTACTAGCCTTTCCAGCATCTTCTTTTTTGAATAGAGTTGCTAGCTCAATATCTAAACAGAGTAATCGTCAGTGGCTTAAGTTTGTAAAACAAGCTACTGGGGTAGATCTTACTTTGTTTGAGACTCAAGCTGAACGTGAAGCTGTAGCAAAGTGGGCAGAAGATAATCTTGTTCTTTTAAAGAAGTTTTCAGTGTTACAAGCTAAAAATGCAAACGAAATAATTGCTGAAGCAGTAAAAAATGGGGATAGTGAATCTAAAGTATTAAAGGTATTAAGATGGAATACAAGACGATTAGCAATGAAACAGGCATCATACATAGCCCGGGATTCTACCGGTAATTTAATTTCTGCTTTACATAGAGCCATGGCAAAAAATGCAGAAGTAGATGAGTACAAGTGGAATACATCTTCCGATAGAAAAGTAAGGGGTAATCCTTTTGGTTTATATCCCAAAACAAAGTATTCACATTACAAGATGAATAATCAAGTTTGTAAATGGAGTGATGCTGGTGTTATTTCTACCAATGGAGGAAAAACTTTCCGAAAGAAGAGAGGAAGGGAGGAACCCAAACAAGTAGGGTTAGCTGTTAACTGTCGTTGTGTTGGAGAGCCTTTTTTTGGTGCCATAATAAAAGCTGCTGATGTTCAGGTTGAAAAAGAAGAAAAAGAGAAGTCTTTATTAGAGCAATTAGCATCTCGTGGTCCTAATTCCAAATTATCTGAATATATGGATTGGTAGTAAGTTAATTGACGTGTTTTATTTTTTGAATTATACTATTTATACTACTAAAGGAGATATATGTGGAATCATGGCTTAATATATGGACGAGTGCAGGTCCCCTTACTCAATTGTTATTTGCTTTATTTCTCCTTTATGGTACTTACAAAGGTATTATTAAAATCCCGTGGCTTGAGTTAGGCAACAAAAAGAAAGGAGAAGGTGTAGATTTACACACAAATTGTAGTAATTTTCCGTCACTTAAACAATTAGTAATTGTAGCAATTGCTAATGCTGTTAAAGCTACATCTTTAAAATATGAAAGTGCTTCCGATCAGTTACGAGAAGGGTACGATTATTTTCATGATATAATTGATAAGTTTAAGACAAGTTATTTGACCCAGTATAAGCCCTATAATGGAGACAATATTACTGGCTTACTAATGTGTCCGGATGTAAAAGATTATTACTGTATGTTGGATAAATTGAAGGAATCTATGCTCAAACTAACAGAGCAATTCATTGAAAAAAATCATTTTGCAGAAAAAACAGAAGAAGAATATCGTATTTATCTTCAGGACAAAACTAAGAGATACAGGAAACTAATAACAGATTTCCTTAATGAGCACTATGATAGTACTCACTTTGCTATTTCCAGAGAAGAGTTGTATGAGGCTAATACAAAATTAACTCCTGTGGTAAATTCAATAATTGAGGCGTATTTCTATAAAGTACGTTCCATGGCTATTAAAACTGCTGATGAAATAAAAATTTTAGAAGAGTCTATAAAAGATTTTACATAAAGGAGCATCTTATGTTTAGACAGACTGATCCAAAACTAGCATTTAAAGCTGATTCAGATTGTTATTTATTTTGTATTCTTCGTATTCTTGAAAAAGCCAGAGGATTTGAATATACAAGATCCCAGGTAGCTCAATTTAGAAAAGTAGCAGTTAGGGCTGAGTTTATTGGGGATGATGGTTATATCAATGCTAGAGGAATCTCCGGCATTGCGGTAGTTTCGTCCGGATTAACAAAACATCATGTATATGCCAAAAGAGTTGAATCTACGGAATCCTTTAACTACGTTATTGCAAAATTCCGTAGAGAAGTATCCAGCGGAAAATATACTCATCATTTTGTGTTGATGAATACACAAGATCCAACTATTGTTGATTTTGATCCATGGTCAGTTACAGGTGCCCGTACTACAAAAGAAGGAAAAATTATAGACTACCGCTACGTCTATGCGGAGAAGGTATGAAAGAGATAACCCGTAAACAAATTAGATTCAATCTTGCCCTATTATTACTAATAGGGTTTTTCACATTATTAGGAATGATGTTATTCGTTCCGGTTCCTCCTAATAATGAGGCCGTGTTAAATGTCCTCACAGGGTTTATGGGAGGTGCTTTTGTCACCATGGTATCATTCTACTTTGGTGATTCAGAGGGAAATGATAGGGAGGGGGTATGAAATGGCAAAGGCGTTTTTTAGTGGTTTTTTGGTGTGTGGTATTATTCTTGGGGGCATCTGGTTTGCTTTCGGCAGAAACGACCTCTCAGAAATACGATCGGATAGCGACCGACTTGCAGGGGATATTGAACGAGTACAACGAGATATCAGTCAACTCACAGCTGACTCTGATGGATTTGCAAGAACTATTACCTCAGTTACAACAGCAGCTAGGGGAGTTAAGGATAGAAGTGGATCTATTGATGAAGGACTCAGCAGTATTACAAGAAACTTCGGAGACATTACTCCAAGAGTGGATGAACTTGAAATCTGGAATAGACGTTCTATCGTCCTCAATAGAGACTATGGAGATCTCCTTTTCCAACTTAGACAAATCAATAAAACGAGCGGAACTGAAGAGTGACATAGGTTTGGGGATATCGGCCACCTCATTATTGGGCCTGTTAATATTAGCTGCCTATACCTTTTTTGGAGGAAAAGATGGATAAAAATCTGATTATATCGCTTCATAGCTATTATGAAAGCTGCTCCAGTTTAGGAAGATTAGTACATACTTTGTTGTATAGGGGGTACTGAGTTATGAGTGAGCCTTTAAACTTCACGGGGAATTCCGTGGTAAATCAAGTATCTTTCGGAATTGCAATTGTAGAATTAGATTATAGTGGCATAGCAAATACAGATCAAGTAATTAGTGGCATAGTAAATACAGATCAAGTAATCAGTGGTGAAGCTACCAGTGAGCTTTATTTTACTGGCAATATGTATTAGGGAGTGAGACATGGTAAATAACATTTTTATTGGGCAGGAATTATTTCTGAATTATACGGATACTGATGGTAAGGATATGGACACTATTGATTTCCGTGTTGATTACTGGAGCCCTAGTAATGTTAGTAATACTCCTACAGGTACAATTATTCCTTCCAATATAACTACGGTTCCTACTGAAGCTGTAGTTGTAATCAAAGTAGATATTGGAATTTTATCAGAACCTACTTGCCAGGGTAGAAAATGGAGATTCCAGATAATAGATAATGATACAGGAATTGGTTGGACCCCCATGGTTGTTGATGTTAAAAATATGGGATCGCAAACGTTTAATTTATAGTAAGGAGGCAGTATTTTGTTATCTTACAATTGTTATATTGTTACAATACTTGACAATTGTTGAAAATACGATACTATATAGGTAATGGCTGATTTAAAGAATGAAGATATCATTATGATTAAGAAACACGCTGCTAGTGTAAACTACGGAAAACTGATTTTAGATTTCCGGAAAGGGGAGTTAATCAAAATTGAGCATCAAGAAGCTGAACTTACGAGAGCAGGCTTGGTCAATAGGGGAAACTATAAAGAGGGGAGAAACCAATGAAAGGAAACTTTAGATGGGTTGAAATGCCTATCTTTGCCCTGATGAAAAAATCTATAAGATTTGACAGAGCAGAAAGTAGAATAGATTTCTTTGGATATCTTGGCTCAGAAGCTAATTCTGAATCCGAATATTTTGAAGAAATGAATCGTTATAGGGAAAATAATATTTACAATTCCATGAAAGCAGATGCTAATGGTTTTTTAAAGGGTAGAGCGGTTATTACTACTACCGGAGTTTTTCCTTATGTTCAGTCTGATGGAACAGTCCAGTGGGAACTTAGAAGTCCCGAAGAAGTATTTCATCCTGATTCATTAAATACTCTGCGAATGGCAGTGGTAACCAATGATCATCCGGATATGCTGGTAACTCCTGAGAGTGCAAAAGCTGTAATGGTTGGTTCCCTTGGGGAAGAAATCATTGTAGATCAGTTCAAAGGAAGAGTAGCCAGTCCCATAACAGTGTCTGTAAAGGATGCTATCGATGACGTACAGGGTGGAAAACGAGCTTTATCTGCTGGTTACACCTGTGATGTAGTTCCTGAATCAGGTAATTATAATGGCGTTCCTTATGATGCAAAGCAAGTTAAAATTAGGTACAATCATGTGGCGATTGTAGATCGTGGAAGAGCTGGAGATGCTGCTGTTATGAGAGTAGATGGATTCCAGGCACCTCCAGGAACTGCTCAGCCAAATGTCGCTATGGATACTACAGGGGCTAATCCTCCTGTAAAAATAAATAAGGGGGAGATTATGCCCGAGAACTTTAAGATCGTCAGGATCGATAATGTCGAATACCAAGCGGAAGCCCCGGTAATCGCACATTATTCCAAAATTGACGAGGCTCTTAAGAAGAGTGGCGAAAAATTGGTAGCTGAAACTGCAAGAGCAGATAAAGCAACTGAAACGCTTTCAGCCCGTGAGGGAGAAAGGGACGCACTTCAGGCAAAGTTGGATGCTGCAGAAGATAAGCTGAAAAATGCTATCAATGTTGACCAATTAGAAGGTTTGTTTTCTGAACGAACTAAGTTGGATGCAGCTGTCGCAAAAGCCGGTATCGAAGATGCTGACAAGATGGATGTAGCAGCTAAGAAAAAAGCTGTTATCGCAAAAGCTATTCCTAAAGTTAGTTTGGAAGGGAAAGATGAAGCTTACATAAATGCTATGTTTGATGTCGCCATTACAAACCTAGAGGAAAAAGAAGAGACTCTTGAAGAGAATCTTACTGCTGGTCATAACGATGGTGCCGAAACCATTGATGATGAGATAAAAACTGATGAACAAAACTGGCAACAGCTTGTTAGTCTTGGCCAGAAAAAGAGGGGGGCATAATGTCTGCTTATGGAAATATTACCCAGCTGTCAGCTGGTAATCTGTTTGGGGCTCAAATTGGAGCTCTAACCGGATCATTTGTAGCCGAAGAGACTATCAAGTTTGGTATGTGTGCATTTGGTTATAGAGGAAATCCGGATAGTGCTATAAATATTCATGTAGATAAGGCTGTAATAACCTATTCTGCTGATTTTACGGCTGCCAATGCTCTTACTATTAACGTAACTGTTAATGGTTTGGTTATGGAAGAGTTAGCTTATGCTACCAGTCATGCCGTTACGATTGCAGCTGTTGTTGTAGCTATACAGGCTTTGGATCCCACTTGGGAAGTTTCGGTTACTGGTAGAGTAATTACCATTGTGACTCCTGGAGAAACAGCTTCTGCTTCTACCGTTGTTACAGGTGCAACTCCTCCTACTGGGGCAGTTGTTCTTTCTACCTCTACTAACATGATTGTATTGGGACCAGTACTTAAAGCTCAGAAAGCTCCTACCAGTGTTGCGGATAGTGATGTCGGTTATACTCAGGGTGAAGCTCTTGAAGTCCTCATGGATGGTCAAATGACCGTTGTAGTAGATGCTATAGCTAATGTATCTTTTGGTCTTCCTGTTTATGTTATTACGACAGGTGCTAATGCTGGTAAATTTACTGGAACGGTTGGTTCAAACCTTCTGCTCAATGGTGTATTTGAGGGTGTAGCAGATGCTGCCCAGAATCTCGCTGTTATCCGTATAGATAACATGAAAAAGTTAGTAAGCTAAGGAGTTTATGATGCCCGAAACTAAATTAGACAATAGCCAGCTGCTCTTTTTCTCACGGCAGCTTGAGGTTATTAAAAAGTCTCAATACAACGAGAAGAACAAACTATTGTTTGGTGCTTCTCTGATTCCTGTAGATCCCGATGTTCGGGGTGAAGGAATTGAAACGGTAACTTACCGAAGTTATTCTAAAGTCGGTGTAGCCTCTTTTATTGGAGACTACGGTGGCACAATACCTCGTGCCGATATGTATGGTACTGAAGTATCCGCTCACATTAAGAGACTTGCTTCTTCTTATGGTTATACTCTTTTTGAGATTAAAAAAGCCATGAGAGCCGGTGTGAATCTTAAAATGGGTAGAGCAGATGCTGCTTTCCGAGCTGTAGCTGAAAAAGTTGATGCTATAATTTGGAATGGTGATGCCAAAAGAAATCTTCAGGGGTTTCTTAATTACCCTGGTATTCAGGAGTATGTTACTCCCAATGGTGCCTCTCCTGTTGCTCCTGAATGGTCTGGAAAGACTCCTGCTGAGATTTACAAGGATATGAGAGCCATGGTTAAGACTCCCTATATCAACACCAAACAGATTGAAAGACCTGATACCCTTCTTCTTCCTACTGAGCAGTTTGAATTGATTAGAGATATTCAGTTCTCTATCGCTTCCGATTTAACTATCATGGAGTATTTCAAACGAAATAACCCCGAAGTAACTGTTCTTTCTATTCCTGACCTGGCTGGTGCTGGTGATGGTGGTTCTGATAGAATGATGGCTTATGTGCGAGATGCTGAGCATCTTACTCAGCTGTTCCCTGTCCCTACCAAACAGGACAAAGAATTTCAGGAAAGTCCTTTTAACTATGTAATTCCCGTTTGGGCTGAGCATGGTGGTGTTATTATTTATTACCCTCAGTCGGTAATTTTTGGTGACAATATATAAGTTAAATACAGCCTCTGTAATGGGGGCTGTATTCTATATTAAAAATAAAGGAAGGAAACAATGATTGTTAGATTTGTAAAACCGAACGCTGGCATTTTAACGATGCCCTTACCTATGGTAGCTCCCAAGAATCAAAAGGGTGTAAATACAGGTAGAAATGAAGCACACCAGACCACCAAAACTATTACTATTATTCCCGGGACAAATGAGATTCCCGATGCAGTTTGGAATCAGGTGCGTGAATTAGCCAAGATAAAGTATTATCTTGAAGAAGGAATGTTGATTGAAAAGTTTGCAGTTATTAAGAAAGATGCAAAGGACGAAGTGATTAGTGTATCTTCTGAAAAGAAGTTTGAAGATTTGGAAAGTGATGAGCAGGAAGTAATGGTAAAAGATACTTATGATCTGAAACTGTTATCCAAATGGCGTAAAAAAGGTAATGATTTTCTTAAAGGTGTAATTGATGATCAAGTTGATTTAATCAATAATCCCCAGAAAGAAGATGATGAATAATAAGAGGTAATTATGGCACTCGTAGCATCACAAATAGCAAATACTTTTCCACACATTAAAGATGATTCAGATCTCGCAACCTATATTGAGTTGGCCCGTCTGCAAACTTCTTCCGTCTACTATGGAACTAAGTATGAGTTGGCTGTGGCACTACGTGCTGCCCACAATCTGACTTTATCTAAACCGGAGACATATGGGGCTTCTTCCAGTAAACCCGGTGCTAGAGCAAGTAGAAAACAACAGGATTTAAGTGAATCCTTTTATGATAATACTCCTCAGTTAGCTGGTGGAGGAACAAGTGCTGGAATGAAACTATTGACTACTACTGCTTATGGTCAGCAACTTTTACAATTGATGATAATGTCGAATACTTCAGTAAGTGCTATTGGTATATCGGCAATAATTTCAGGGAGATAATATGAGCTTTAAAACAGTAAGGAAAGGTAAATCTTTACAAGCCATAATAGAAAGTATAGATTCTCTCTCTGAAGAATATGTAGCCGTAGGTCTATTTTCAAAAGGAGCCGGTAACAGTTATGATAATAACTTAGCTATGCGGATGGCTCATTTTGAAAAAGGATCTGTAAAAGCCAATCTGCCCTCCCGTCCTGTATTTCAAACCACTATGGATGATAATAAAAAAGCTGTACGTGACCTTATGGGTAAATTGATTGAGAATATTATGTCTGGAAAAATGAAAAAGAAAGAAGCTTACAAGGAACTGGGAGAGACTTACACTGGTATGCTAAAGAATCAGTTTACCAGAAGAACTTTTGCTCCTCTTTCTCCCAATTACAAAATAAGGCCCAGTGGAAATCCGGTAACAGCCGGAAGTACTCCTTTACTGGATACCAAAAAGATGAGAGATTCAATTACCTATAAGGTGGTTACCTAATGGCTTTATTTTATAAAAGCGATATAACCAGAATGGAAGTCACTCAAGAATATGTAAAGGGTGTTCCCACTACTGTTTTTGGAATACCTACTATTTTTCAGGGAAATATTCAACCATATAAAGGCAGTGTAACTGTTGATCAGGTAGAAGGTATCCTAAGTTCTGGCTTAATGATCTGCTTTGCAGAAGAGAAGCTTAATATTCCTTCGGCAGAAGCGACCAGCAAGGGCACCTACGTGCTTTATCATGGTAACTGGTATGAATGTATCACTGAACTTGATTGGGGCGAACAGAGTGGCCCCTTTGCAGATCTGAGCTACTATAAGTATGTAGTTGTATGGAGGGAGAAAGATCGTGACTGTAACTGAGCTATATTCTCATATTTATGATCTTGTAGATTTGATTTTTACAACTGAATCTATTAGTGCTCTCATCTTTCAATCAGATACAAGTGGATCCCTCCCAGTAACGGAAGATCCATATATAATTATTGGATATACCCCCACTACTTTGAAAAAGGTAGGAGATGTTACTTCAGGAGATATTACATATGATCCAGAATTAGATATCTCATATCTACTCCGTCATACCCCTTATGAAGGGGAAGTAGAAATACGGGAAGTAAATGGAAATGGAGAACTTATTGAAACAATTTTATCTGTCATTGAACATACTTATGTTTCAGAATTTTTGTCTCCTTTAGGTTTAACTATCAACTCTACATCATTATCTGTGATTTCGATACCTTTCCGAATCAATAACAAAGTACATAAGGAAAGTATTGTATCTCCTGTCTTTTCGTTTTATGATAGTAGACGAGAGAATATGGATTGGATAGAAGACGTGACGATCACAGGGGATTTAAACAACCCTGATGATACTGAAATTAGATCGTTGGAGATCACTGCTGAAACAGCGACTCCATAAAATAACATTTAGGAGGTTATTATGTCTGAAGTTAAAGACATTGTAGCGGTAAATATTACACGGGAAACCAGATACCCTACACAGCTAGGTTTTGGTAGTGGTGCAATTATTTCTGAGTTTACACCTGGAAGCTTAAGCAACCCAATGTTGGGAGGAGACAGATACCAATTGTATTCTAGTCTTTCCTCTATGCTGACTGATGGTTGGTTAAGTACAAGTCTGGAATACAGAGCTGCTTTGGCTTATTTCAGTCAGAGCCCTAACCCCGGAACTTTCATGGTTGGAAGAAAGGATGCGACAGATCTTAGTTGGTCTGCTGCTTTGTCAGCTATAAACTCTGTTTATACTGATTGGTATGCTTTTACAATTAAATCATCTACAGAAGCTACTATTCTTGAAGTTGCTGGATGGGCAGAAACCCAAGTTAAAATCTTTGGGTACACTTCTGCTGAAAAAGCCATTATTGGAATACAGGTAGCTTTGGAAGCTGGTAAGTTTACCAGTGGATCCCTTGGGGCAATTGCTAACTGGCAATCTGTTACTGATGGTGAGTTTATGATTGCTAAAGATGGAGCTGCCGCTGTAGAAGTTGATGGTATCAATATGACAGCTGGAGCCACAGCTGGTTTGTGGGTAACTGGAACTGTTACTGGAAAAATGGCAGCATTTCAGGCTATAACTGATGGTGAGTTTGATGTAGTACTGGATGGTGGATCTGCAATTGCTGTTGCTGGTATTGACCTTTCTGGTGTAAGTACTTTTGCTGCATTAGCTTCTGCTTTACAGGTAGCTGTAAGAGCTGAAACCGGTTTAGAACTGGTAACGGTAACTTATGACTCCAATTCTGGAAGATTGATTTTTGGTAGTGGAACTACTGGTGCTTCTTCTTCTGTTGTAATAGAAGTTTCTGCTGCTCCTTCCGGAACAGATTTAACTTTGGCTGCTTATTTTAATGGCGGTGATGAAACTGAAGGAACTGCAGCTAGTCTTCCTGCTGACATGGATGCTGTAGCTACTGCTCTTCAAACTGCAATTACGGCTGCTGGTGTGTCTGGTGTTACTGTAGTCTATGCTGATAACAGAATGGTTTTTACAAGTTCTTTGGCTGGTGATGCTTCAAGTGTTGTAATTTCCACGGTTGTTTCTGGGCCTGGTACTGATCTTACAGGATCTGCTTATCTTAATGGTGGAATTTCTACCTTGGGAACTGATCTTGGAAATGAACCTGGTGTTGCGGATTTAGCTACCCAGTTAAAAGCTTTTGGCTATGATCATACTGTTTTGATTTACAATGAGTTTGCTCAAAATCAGAATGGTGTAGCTCCTGGAACTGTTCAGTTTGCTTTCATAGCATGGATAGGGGAATCTCTTCCTTTTGATCCTGCCAGTCAAACCTGGGCCTTTAAAACGCTCAGTGGGATTACTGCTGCAAGTATTGGTTCCGGACAGGAAACTTTTGCTAAAGGAAATAATGCAAATGTATATGTTTCCGTTGGTGGAGTATCTATTACCTTAGATGGTAAGGTTGTTGGTGGAGAATATATTGATATTATCCGGGGAACACACTGGCTTGAAGCTGAGATTCAAACTGCTGTATTTGCTTCCTTGCTTAATAACAGGAAAGTTCCTTTCAATGATTCCGGTATTGCTTTGGTTGAAAATGCCCTTAGAGGCGTTATGGCTAGAGCTGAAGTTGATCTTCTTAATGCAGAAGATACCACTCTGATAATTCCAAAAAGAGCCGAAACTAACCCGGCAGATCGGGCAGCTCGTTTTCTTGATGGAGTTTCGTTTAACAGTACTTACCAGGGAGCAATTCAGAAAGTTGCCATTACTGGTACGTTATCAATATAATAGGGGAGTAGAACAATGATTGAACCGATTGTACGCACAATAGATCCTAAAATGGTTGTAATAACCATGGGTCCTATCCTAATAACAGGATTTGCCCCGGATACATTTCTTACGATTGCTACCGAAGATGATTTCTTTGAGAAGGTAAGAGGTGCCGATGGTACTGTTGAAAGGTATGCAAAGAATGTATATGACACAATGATTACCTTGACCTTAATGGGAACCAGCATAGCCAATGATCTTCTTATGACACTGCATGAATCTGATAAGTTAGCAAACTTAGGAAAAGTGCCTTTTCTCATGAAAGATCTTAATGGAACTACCTTGGCAGCTTTTCCCCAGGCATGGATAAAGAAGACTCCAGATTTGGAGATGTCAAGTTCAGCTGTGACGAGAGAATGGTCCATAGATACCGGACCTGGTGTTCTTCACATAGGCACAAACATACTTTAATATAATCATTAAAAGGAAGGATGGAAGGAAATGATTAAAAACACAAAAATAGTAACTGTAGAAGGGTCTGAGTTTCATATAGGAACTCTTTCCCCTCTAACAGCGATGGCAGTTCTGAAAAAACTTACTGGAGTTATTGGTTCTGCATTTAGTGCTGAAGGGCAGACAGAAGTATTTGCTGCTCTTGGTCCAGCATTAAATACCTTGGCAGATGAAGATCTAAACCGTTTATGGTTACAACTCTTCTCTTGTGTACAGGTAGTACCAGCCGGTAAAGCTCCATTTCAGATTGATTCAGAAGCCTCTTTTAATTCTGCATTTACCGGGTTAGACCCAGATGCAATTTTTATAGTGGCTTTTGATGTTATGAGGCATAATCGCTTCCCTTTAGTGAGGGATCTGGTGGGAGATATTGGAGAGTTAATGAGCGGAATCCTTACTACTCCAGAGGCACCAGAGAAAGAAAAAAGCAACTAGATACTTTAGGAGAGGTTGGAAAACTAGCTCCGGAGTTTGAAGCTGAATGGGTAGTTTGGAGAATAATTAAGAGTTCAAACTACCAAGTCAGCAGACATCAAATAGAAACTGAATGGTCTTTAGATGATGTTTTTAAAGCAAATGCTTTATTAGATATGGAAATAGATTACCAAACTGCTGAAAATGGGTTAGAATCTATTAAGCAAGACCGTCGAGGTAAAAAGTAAAGGGGAGTATCAGTGGTTATTGAAGAATTTGTGTCAAAGTTTTCTATAAAAGCTGATACTTCTAAACTTAAAAACTTTGCAAATAAACTTAATGATGCTAAAGATAATGCAAAAGGTGCTGATAACGCCTTTAATCGTTTTCAGGATCAGCTAAAAAAGGGTATTCCTAATGCTTGGTTTCAGAGTATGTCAGGGTTTATTACAACTTTTAATAGATCTAGGGTATTTCTTAATGGTTTTAAAAATACTTTTCAATTATTAAGTAATCTACCTTTTGGAAAGGTATTCAATGGTTTTAGTAGTGCCATTACTAATGTAATGCTTCCTATGAATCGGTTTGGACTTACTATTACACGTGTACGAAGTGCTGTTCGATCCTGGATGCACGTTATGCAAAATGGTTGGGCAGGTATGTGGGCTGCCTTTAAAGGGCATATAAGTGCTATATGGACTGCTGCAAAAAATGGTTTAGCAAAAGTTGGACCTATAATAAAAACAAATCTTTTAAAAACTAAAGCATGGGTTACTAAAACTTGGAACCAAATGGTTACCACAGTTATGACTGGAAATAATAAGTTTCTAAAGGGATTAGTTGGTGGATTTCAGAAACTAGGTAATTTAGCAAACACTGGTTTGTCTGGGTTCGGTAAAACTATAAAGTCTGGAACTTCAAGTATACCTTTTCTTGGGAAAGCTTTGGCCGGAGTTCCACCACTTGCTGTAGGAGCAGTAGCTGCTTTGGGTTTAGTTGTTGTAGGAATTATAGCCGTAGTTAAGGCTATTAAGGCTATTAAGGCAGCTACAAAAAACTTTATTGCTTTTGAAAGTGCAATGGTAGCTGTACAACAAATTACTTTAGCTTCAGCAAAGGATATGAGTAAGTTAGAAGCTGCGGCTATGAGAGCTGGAGAATCTAGTGTATTTACTGTAAATGAAGCGGCAAATGCTCAGAAATTTTTAGCTATGGCTGGTCTTTCCGTTGAGGAAGTAATGGGAGCCTTACCAGGCACATTAGAGTTAGCGGCAGCTGGTGAAATGGATTTAGCTACTGCTGCTGATATTGCCACTAATATAATGTCTTCAAATGCTCTACAGGTTTCTGATTTAGGACGGATAAATGATGTAATGGCTTATACTGCTGCCAATGCAAATACAAGTGTTGTAGAGTTAGGTTCTGCTATAGCCAAAGTAGGTCCAGCTGGTAGATTGGCTGGTATGAGTATTGAAGATTTAAGTGGTTGGTTAGGTGTACTTGCCAATAATGGTATTAAAGGTGAAAGAGCTGGTACTTTTTTGCGTAATGCTATTATTGACTTAGTAAATCCCTCTACCAAAGTAGCTGAAGCAATGGCGGCTGGTGGTGTAGCTATCGCTGACTTTGTGGATGAAACTGGTAAAATTTCTAATATTAGTGCTTTCCTAACTGCTCTGGAAGCTATGGATGCCGTTTCTAAAAAGAATCTTTTATCTAGTATCGATGAAACAACTTATCAGGCATTAGCCCCTCTAATAACAGGTGGAGCTGTAGCCATGGCTCAGTTTTCCGATGAATTAAAGAATGTAGACGGAACAGCTAAGAAAATGGCTAGTTATGCTTTTACAGGATTGGCTGGTGCTATAACACAATACAAATCTAAGATGGGAGCTGCCTCTGTTAAGTTCATTAAGGATTCTGGTCTTAATAAACTGTTTGAGTCAGTAGTTCGTTTTGCTTCAGATGTATTTCCCAACTTAGTTATCATTATTGGTTACGCTCTTAGACCTTTTGTTCTTATACTGAGAGTAGCTATGGTTTTAGTTAGTGCCATTGGTGTTGCTTTTAAAGCTATGTCTAATATGGCAATTCTTGTTGGTGGAACCCTTATTAAAGCCTTTGTATGGCCCTTTGAAAAATTGTTAGATGGCTTTAGCTGGGTATTCTTTTATCTTCGTCAATTCTTTGACTATTTAGTTGATATTCAGAATGGCCCCTTATCTACTATAATCAGCTGGATTACGGGATTGATTGATAAGCTATCCGGATTCTTTGTAAAGTTTAAAGATTTTCTTGGGTTTGAAGTAAATAATTCAGTACCAACAGAGGGATTAGCTGGAGGTAATAGCTCGTCCATGTCATCGTCATCTACGGTGTCTATAGACTCTCCAATCAATATAAGTGGTGTTGATACCAACAATACGGAAGCAGTGGCTTCAGCAGCTCGCTCAGCTGTTGCAATCGAGATTAGAAAGATATTAGTGGAGGCAGGAATTTGAGATACCCCGATATACCGCCTACTGGGCAACCAAAACAACCCTCACCCAATTTAAAGATTCCAGCTATGCTTTTTGGTGGACGTAAAAGAGCTAAATCAATTAAGAGCTCTTCTTTTAGTTTAGTATTTGATCTGCAATTATCTGAGTCTCATTCTTTTGAGAGTACAGTAACCAATCATCCAGTAGAAAATGGATCACCTATTTCAGATCATATTGAAAGAAATCTTAGAACAGGTTCCTCTTCCTTTTTAATATCCAATTATTCTTTAACTCAAGGAGAGTTACAAACGAATAGAGTTCAGGATGTCTATGATCTCTTTAAGCAATTATGGAAAGCAAAAGAACTTGTTACTTTGGTAACTGATTTAGAAGTTTATGAAAATGTTGCAATAACCAAAGTAGGTACATCCCGGGGAGAAGGAGTTGGCGAGGCTGGAACTTTTGACATCTCCTTTACAGAGTTTAGAATTGTTCGATTAAAAAAAGTATCAGTGGATGCTAACATAGTGATTACAGAGTTGGAAGAGCCAGCTGATCAACAGGCTTCACCTCCGGCTGATATGGGAACACAAACCCCTGAG